TAAACAAAGAAACATTCTCTACATAGAGTGTAAAAAGAATGAGCGAGTATACGTATTGTTTCTTTGAGTCTTTATAATACTTGTGTAGATATTTACGAAGATACTTTACACGATTCTGAATGATGTCGAGTTTTAGATTCTCTTCAAAGATACTATTCATATCTAATGAATCAAGCAGTCTTTCATATGCGTTATTATGGATAACTTCGACATTAGCCATGACATAACCAAGGTCAGTAATTGATGGATGTGGCAGATTCTGTCCTACGTTAGCCCAAAAAGTTTTTACTGCCACTTCAATCTGAGCGATTGCAGATAGAGAACGGGTTACCATGTCTCGCTCTTTGTCGGACAAGTTTACTTTAAAGTCTTGGATATCGGATTGGAAATTAAATTCTTTATCGGTCCAAAAACCATTGTGCATGGCTGTAATGAACTCTTCGGTCCAAGGATAGTGATCTGGTTTGCGGGAGATTTGTTCTTCGAATATCATTATGTACTAATATATACATTTAGGGTTAGTTTGTAAAGACAATAATACACCAATGCATCAAATACTACGATACATTGTTGATTATTGTATTAATCGTTTGCGGCTCTTTGGCGAATCGATCTTAAAGCTCCAGTAGCTGAATCTCTCAGTACTACTACAGCATCACGATTTGAGCGGGCATAATCATATATCTTCTTTTGATCACTATCAGTTAAGTCAAGATATTTTGCCCATCTTTCGAACTTATTTCTTCCATTTTGAAATTTTCTAAAAACATCTGTTGGGACATCGAAATCACGATACTTCCTCTTTTTAGCCATTAAGGGTTTATCGATCATTGCTACTGCTCCTGTTGTCATTTGTTCTTTTTTCATATTAGAATGTTATATCGTTCTGTGTTATATATATACTTTGCTTAGTTTTCACATGATATCCCTTAAAGACTTTGATACCAAAGACCTCCCCAATGGGTTCATGCTCTTCAACTATAACAGTTGTATTAGTTTTGGCTAAAGGTTCTCCATTTCTTAATGGTAAATCTTTTGTTAAAGTAAATGAACCTGAACGAATTCTTTTCAAGTCCTCAGTTAGAAACCACTCGGTTGATTCTACCAGATATGTTCCTTCAATTTCCATACCTGTTAATTCACTTATTACTTTTGCAAGTTTCTTATCCGAAATATTACAATGGTCTTTTATTAAATATAATGCGGCACCATATCGAGCAATCGTAGTCTTACCCAAAGGTAACTTACCCAATAGTCTTCGGACATTGAAGACTAGTTTATGGAATGTATTATAAGCAGATTTCTCATCGGAAGTTTCTGGTTCTTTCAACTTATTACCATCATCATCGATAACACCCTGTTTGAATGCGTCGGTCTTTCTCCACGGCATGGTTAGCAATCTAAGAAATCTTAGTGCGTAAATAAAATCTGCTCCTCTTAATAATCCCATAGTAGTGATTTATAATGCTTGTAATTTTCTTGCTACGTATAAGTCTGTAACAATGTTTTTTTTATGTTCTGGATTTAGATAGTTTAAATATATTAAAAATGTCTTTAGTGTCGGCCAATGATTTGTAGAAACCCGATAGAATAACATTCTAGTTGCAGCCGAAATATCGAATACATTATATATTGTTATTATATGATTTAATATAAGTCTTTCGGATATTATTCCACTCGATTCATATCTTTTCAATAATCGATTGATATATTTGAATCTGGCTAAGTCTTCTTTAAAATCTTCGATATCTAAACATGCTGTATTTCTGTAGTGATTTGCAGCATATAATTCAAAATTATCATTATTTAATTCACTGAATATCTTCATGGATTAACGAACGTAAAATTTACCTTTCTCTACAACTTTGCCTCCGTTTGCTTTAGCATATGCTTTGGCTTCTCTTAAAGAACGAAACGACTGTGTTTCCTTAACTACGGGTTGAATAACTTCTTCAACATACTCAGCTTTTAAGTCAATCATTGATGAAGGCTCTTCTGTCATAACTTCTTCCAATTGCTCGATTAGAGCATTTTTATTAAGTCTACGATCTAGTTCAAGTCCATGATCTCTGCCTAGTTCTTCTAGTTTTTTCTTGGATAATTTTTTTAAATCTTTCATATTTTTATTTATCTTCGTCATAGATTTCAATTCCATGTATATCTTTGAAATCATATGCTGCTTTTGTGGATGGTTGTTCTACTTCTTTAATCTTGTTAGATTCTTTCTTGTCTTGCATTTTTGCAAGTCTTATTTTTTCTTGTTTCTTAATCTTGGGTAAGAGTTTCTTGGCAATCTTCTTAATGACGGCTTTCTTCTTCTCGACTTTTTTATCAACTACAGTTTTTTGACCTACATCTAAATCTTGATATTTCTTATCCTTTAATATCTTATTACGAATTATTTCTTTAGCCTGCTTCTCTGCTCTCTTAGCAATCTTTTCAGGTGAAGCTTTCTTCTTCATTGCAATTTTTCTTTTCAGTGCAATCTTTGGAGCAAGCCTTTTCATGATTCTTCCTCGTGCCCTTCTTTGAGAAGGTGTGAGGGGCTTCTCATCTAAATTATTTAATATCTTCTCTATAATATTCATATTGTTATTTATCTCCAGACAATCCTATCATCCATAGTACTGCACCGGCAAGACCAGTGACAACAGCTGAGACAAACGTCCAAGTGATAGATTTGATTGTTTTTATGGTTCCTTCAGCATCCGCTTGAAGCTGTTCAACAGTTCTTAAGCGCTCATCTTGGGCAACCATCCGTTTTAAAATTATTCTAGTAGTTTCGTCTAAAGCTGTGATCTTTTCTTCAGCACGTGCTAAAGCAATGATGGCATCTGCCATCTTATCGATCTTTTCTTCAATTCTATCTAGTCGTGTTCGTTCGTTCGAAGTCATATTCCCATTGTGTTTGGTTGAGTATTATACTTTATTCTTTCTTACATTTGTCTTTTCAAGATCATCTGTTCTTGATTCTTTAATAGATTCTCCTAATACAGCATCTACACTGCCACTTGGAACTATCATTGGATCACCTTTCATTTGTTTGATACCTTTCTTAATCGCTTCAGCACTGTTTCTGGCTTTTACATCAACTGTCTGTCCTTTAAAGAGTTTACCAGCTTTCTTAGTAATAGTAACTGTCCAAAACTTGACTGCTTCTTCTAGATCAGTTGCTTCACCAATAGTATCAACCTCGGGTTGTTTTTGAAGATAACGAACGATATGCTTTTCATTTGGAACAATCATACTGAGACCATCTTTATCAATGCTTGTATCCCATGAACTAAATTTATTTTTAAGTTTCTTCAGAAGTCTTAATGCGGCTGACTTAGTTAAAGCTTTAACTACAACACGGCGTCCATCTTGCACACCTATGTTTTCTTTAGCCATTACTTTCTGTGCAAGTTTTACAAGATTTTCAATCTTATCTTTTTCCATCTTCTTCTTGACTGCACTATTTACTTTATCATAAATCTGACTGATAAAAGATGCTGTCTGCATATCGATCATCTTTCCACTGATCTTGGATGCTTGCTTATTTGCAACGATTGCTTTAACTTGATCTATTACAGAACCTTTGGCTTCTTCGATATCAGTCGATTCAACATAAGCATTCAATTCGTATTTACCAGAATCCATGCCATAGACTTGAAAGGCTAGTCTTTTCTTTGTGTCTTTACCTTTCTTAGTAACCTTAACGACATATCGATTAGTTTTGCCTTTACCTGGCTTCTTGGGACCGGTTGAGACTTGTTTAAACCAATCATCCTCATCAACTTCGAATCCTTGTTTCTTAGCAAGGTCTAAAGCTGCTTGTGAAGCAGATGTAAATGTCTTGTGGTATAGTGGATATTTAGCTTCGATCAAGTATTGTGAAAATGAAATCATATTAGAGTCCCCTTGTGAATTTGTTAAATGTTTTAGATATTTTACTCGGAGCCCATGTAATATCGACATTAGACTCAGCAATAAATGAATCAATCGTCTTTTTGTCTGACTCATTCACTGATAATTCTATTACCTTGCGTAGACGAAGTGTATCAAGTGAAAGAGATTCTTTCATCTCATCACCTCTGGGGCGATCTTTCGTGTTGGATGGATAATGAATTCTTACAGGATTATTACTTATAAAGATTAGTTCACCATCTGCATCTAGACCAGCCATGGTATGATTACCATTTTTTGCTTTAAGATCATTCATTGGTCCAAGTTTGATAGACCCTTGTCTTACATTAGAGATGAGGGGCTTGAGTTTGTGCTTCTTAATAAGTTTTTCTCTTTTCTTATCATTACCCTTTGTTCTGATCCAAGCTTTTTCTAATTCCTTGAATGGAAGTGCTGCTTCTTCAAGATCGGTAGATTCTTTCATCAGTTCGTCGTGATTTTTAACAGCATACTCTTCGGCGTCTTTTTTAGATTCAAACTCAGATACTTTCTCTGATTTTGCGTTATATACGCAATACATTCCGGTTTCCTTATTAAGTTGGACATGACTCTTTGGGTCCATTGTATGTTTCTTATCAGAGTCATATGCTTCTTCAGAAACATTACCAAGCATACCATTTGTATAATCTTGAATCTTCTTTAATCTATTTTTATCTTTAGGATTATCGACGTATTTAGCATAAGCATCTTGAAATCCTTTATCATCGAACACCTTGTCAATGATTCCGCCAATCTTTTTTGCTGCTGCCTTAACTGCTTTGATGATATCTTTAACAGATGCTTCTTCAACTGCTTCCATCTTTCGGGTTCCAAGTTCGCGAGTCAGGTCTTTTATAACAACCTTGGCTTTTGGATTAGATACACCTTTAAAAATATCAAGGAAAGCCTTGAGTTGATTTACATCAAGCAGTGATAAATTTTTTTGATTAATTTCTGAAATATTCATGTTCTTAATATTGTTTGGATGCAAACATCTTTCGGACACCCTTCATGAATTCATCGAACTCTTTCTGTTCTGCAGGATTTAATTTAATCTTTCCATTCATGACGGCTTCTAAAGATTCTGGATTAATACGCCCGAGTTTCTTTTCTAGTTTATCAAATCGTCCTTCATCAAGTTCAGTGACTTCTTCGACTTCAACTGATTCACCAGTGATTGCTTTGGCCGCGGCATCTTTGATCTTGACTGGATATTTCTTACCCTCAAATTCAAATTCTTTCTTTCCAGCAAGTTTAGCAGCGGCAGCAGCGGCAGTAAATGCGTTACTTTCTTCTCTGCTCTTCATTAACTCTTTTACTGTTTCTGCAATTTTCTGAGTTTTTTTATCATTTAAATACATTTTACTTTTTTCCTTTTTATTGTTTGTTGAGTTTTGTAATGACTTGGTGAATCTTTTTTTCACGATCATTTTTTTGCCGGGAGTATCTTTCTTGTATTTATAAGATATCTCTTTTGTACCTATCTCTAAATATTCTTTAAATTGTATCATCCTCCTACCTTTGCTGCTAAATCTTTATCTGCTCCACCCCAAGTACCTTTACTCTTAGTTGCGAAGGAATTTACTCTAGCATATCCCCATTGCTCTGGAGTAGTGCCAGGGCGGTGACCTGTTTTCCAAGCAGCTACACCTCTATCAAATACTTTTTTAAGGATTCCATATGGGATGCCTGTTTTGTCTGCTTTCTTTTGAAGTCCTTTCTTTATATCTTCATCAATAGGTATTGGTTCAAGTTTTTCTTTCTTTCTAAGAACATTTAATTTCTTAACAATGCCTTTCTGATTCTTTGAGCCTGGTATTTCTTTCATTGCCTTGGTAAAAAGTTTAATCATTTCAGGGTCCATTGTTCCTTCAGATTTAGCGTACTGACTTTTAATCCAATCTTGAGCAACCTTTGATCTTGGCTTTTGTTCAGCAAACTTCTTCATCTTCTTATAAGCATCAGTTGTTGCCTTTTTCCAATTAGAACCAATTGAGTTATCCACAACAACAAATTCATTTTTGAAGAATGCTTGGAACTTACCAATATTCTTCTGAACATCTTGCCACATAACTTCTACCTGTTTCGGGCCGAGTGTTCTCTTTCTTTCTTGATCTCTTTTGATAGCAGTCTCAAGGTCTGTATTAACAAAGATCATAGCAACATCGTAGCCGATAGCCTTTAGACTTTCTGCTTGTCTTTTAATTTTATCATAATCTTTTCCTGTTCCATCAATGATTAATCCGAGTCTACCAGAGATATAAAGGTCCATTTGTTTAGAGGTAAGTGCTTTTGCACTTTTCCTTATCTCTTGTCCTTTTGGTGAGAAGATAAACTCTGGTTCCATTGCTCCACCTGCTTTCTTGATTGCTTTTTCAAAGGCAGGATCAGAATTAACTAGTTTAAGACCAAGAGCATTTAATCCTGTTTGACCAACAGTAAATGATTTACCAGATCCAGGTCCACCTGCTAGGAAAACTGCTTTGAAGATTGCTGGATCATTTACACCTTCTTCTACATTATCTTCAGTATCTACGACTGGATTTTTATCTTCGACAATTGTGTAACCCATCTTAGGTACATTATTATATCTATCTAGTTCTTGACCGGATGGTGTTTGGATAGATACACCGCCTTTAATCTTTACAATCTTGAGAGAAGAAGCCTTTGATCCATATTCTTTTTTCAACTGCTTTTTGAGTTCTGCCATTGAATAATATTCAATCTTCTCACCAAACATATCTTTAAATTTCTT